TTCGTGGCCGCAGGAAAGTTCGCCACGCCGTAAGGAGGTCCCATGCCAGTTATCAATCCTATCCCGACAGCCGCAACGGCTGGAGGTGCAGCGTTCGGTCCGTGCCAAGCGTGGGATCTGTCGTGCGCTACTTTCCCCGAATCGGTGACGCCGGAGCTTGAAGCCACGGCGGCAATGATCGCTACCGAAATCCTGTGGAACCGAACGAAACGCCAGTTCGGCGTCTGCTCCGTGAAATTGCGCCCATGCCGCAAGGACTGCCTCCCCGCTGGTCCGTGGATTCCCACGACGGGCGGGTGGTACGACTTCACCGGCTCATCGTGGCCGTTCCCGCAGCCCGCACTCATCGGTGGCGCGTGGATCAACATTGCGTGCGGTTCGTGCTTCTCTGACTGCTCGTGCTCGCACATCTCCGAAGTTCGGCTGCCGTATCCGGTAGCTGCAATTACCGAGGTCAGGGTTGACGGCGCTGTACTGCCTTCTACGGCTTATCGCGTGGACAATTTCAACCTGCTGGTCCGTCTCGATGGGGAAGAATGGCCGCGTTGCAATGACATGAACCTCGATGACACCGAGGTCGGGACGTGGTCGGTCACCGCTGATTACGGGCAGGACGTTCCCGAGCTTGGCAAGCTCGCGGCGGGGCAGCTTGCGGTGGAGATCGCCAAGCGCTGTGTCAATGCCTCCGGTTGCGTGCTGCCTTCCGGCACCGTGCAGGAGGTGACCAGGCAGGGCGTGAAGAAAGTGTTCTTCGATTCGGAGACGGCTTTCAAAGGCGGCATGACGGGCATGTACTGGCCTGACCTGTTCATCAAGACGTTCAACCCCTCCGGTACAGGGATGGCGAACATCTTTGACATCGACGGACCGAAGCATCGACGGGTGGGTACCGCCTGATGGTCTTCACTAACGCGAACCCGTTCGCCGGTTACGAACTCGCTGAGCACCTGCGAGACTGTATCGTTCCCTACCTTGAGGGGACAACCACTGGCCTGCCCGGCCGGGTGTGCATCACGACAGGGCAAATCGCTTGGGACGATTGCGAGTGCGGGCAGCTCGTTGTGTCGCTTGACCGGCAATACGAATCCGGTACGTTCCCGAACCCATGGGACGCATCGGAGAACGCTGGCACGCGCAAGTGTGGTCCGCCCATGTTCGTGTTCCAGTACACAGTGTCGATGCTCAGGTGCTCCCCGACCGGTGACGACATGGGTAATCCTCCGCCGTGCTCGGAGATCGACGCAGCGGCCCGTGTGGCTATCGAGGACGCATGGGCGGTACGGGCTGGACTCATGTGCTGCCTGTGTGCCGGTTCCACGCGGACCGATGGCGTGAAGCTGTTTGAGCGGTACACGATCGGACCGCAACTCATGGTCGGACCTATGGGTGGCTGCCAGGGTTCGGCTGTCACGGTGCAGATCGGTGTCCTCAACGGTGGCTACCCCTGCGACATCAGCTAGGAGAAGCGGTGGCGAAGTCGAAGACACGGCATTCCACGAACTACGGCAACATTCGCTTGCTGATGACTTCTCCGACTTCCGGTGTCGTCATGAACCTCCGCGCGCGTGCGCTCGCGACACAGGCAGCCGCTAAGCGTCGACTCAACGCGAATCCGAGGCGCATCGACACCGGCCTGTTGGTCAACTCTATCCAGATTCGGGAGTACATCCGAAACGGTGTTATTGTTGAACGGATCGGTACCGATGTCGAATACGCCAACTACGTGCACCAAGGCACTCGGTACATGGAAGCGAACCCGTTCCTCGTTGACGGATTGCGGGAAGGCTTCACGCAGTTTTCCTAGAAAGGTGACATCATGACTCGTAAGAGCTTTACCACTCGCAAAGACCGCATCGATTTCGACATCGATGAAGAGGTGTTCTACCTCCGGCCGAACGTTTCCGCAGGTCAGATGTTCAACGTGTCGTCCCTCAAGGGCAAGATGGACGCGGCGATGGGTGACCCCGACAGCAACGCGGGAAAAGTGCTCATGCAGGAACTCAGGGAAGTCTTCGAAGAGGAATCGTTCAATCGATTCGAACGGCGATTTTGGGGCGAGTACGGACCCATCGATATCCAGACGTTCAATGAAATCATCGAATGGATCTTCGGCGAAGCACTGGGAAAAGAGCCTACCCCGCAGTCCTAGCACTGACGGACCTTGTTCTGAGTGAGAAGGTCTGGCCTGTTTTCGACGGTTGGTGCGCCTCCCGAGGTATCGACCATGAGGATATGCGTTGGGATCGATGGCTCAACCTGGTGTACTACTTCGCCACCCGGAACGCCTCAACCGAGGACAAAGAGAAGTTCGACGCGGCGATTGCCGAACAGGTAGCGGAGTGGAATCTACGGAAGTCGCAACCTGCTATCGCCAAGGCACTTGCGGCTCCGAAGAGTGGGAAACCGGAACGCAAGCGCGCGCCGAAACCCGCATGGTATGGCGACGACAAGACGAACACCTTCAATTCGAAGGCTGCAATGGCGACGTTGACCGCACCGGGAGTGAGCGGCAGGAGACGCGGGAAATAGGCGGTACACTGTGAGCGCAGGTTAACGGGGTTGAGGTGCGGTAATGGCTGGTCCGCTCGATGAAGCGTTTGTCGAGATCACTGCCGAGCTTGACACTCGGCAACTACAGCGTGCCGCGCGGTCCGCCAGCCGCACTGTTGAGCGGTCGCTCACACGAGGTGTTGACCGCGCCGAGAGGTCGATTGCACGGGGCAGCGTGCGAATCGGGTCACAGGCCGGTGAAGATTTCGGCGACGGGTTCGGTTCCGGACTACGCGACACGTTGTCGTCTATTGCTGACATTAAGCTTCCGGTACCAGCTTTTGCCGCATTGGGCCTCGCACTCTCCGCCGCAGCGGCATCCGCCGTGCAGTTCGCAGCCGCGTTGGCACCTGCGGTAGGCATCGTGGCGGCGTTGCCGTCCGGCATCGGCGTGCTATCCGCAGGGCTGTCTACGCTCAATGTAGCGACGCTCGGAGTAGGGGAAGCATTCGAGGCAGCGGCCACGGGCAGCGCCGAAGAGTTTCAAGAAGCCATCGAGGATATGGCACCTGCGGTGCAGGATGCCGCTCAGGCCATCCGGGACATGATGCCGGAACTTGAAGAGCTACGCGACACCGTACAGGATGCGTTCTTTCAGGACTTTGATGATGTTCTGAACTCGCTTGCGGAGACGCTGCTTGGTCCGGTCACCACAGGCATGACCGCAGTCGCCACCGAAGCCAACGGCGTCATTACCGCCCTTGCGGGCGTGGCAACCTCGGCGCAGGGTATCGAGTTCGTCAATCAGAGCTTTGACATCATGGCGACGATCCTTGCCCAGATGCAGGAGCCACTGACGGCGCTATTCGCCGCGTTGCTGAACGTCGGTACCGCGCTCAATGCGGCGTTCGGGGATACCGCAGGGCAGGGCATCGCCGACGTGACAACACGGTTCGCGGAGTTCTTGAACCAAGCCGCCGACTCTGGGCAAGCCGTAGCGTGGGTGAGCGACGCTCTCGCCGTGTTCCAGGCGATCGGCGATATCCTCTCCCCGATCATCGGTATCATCGGGTCGATCGGTGCCGCTGCGCAGGCAACCGGCGGCAACATCCTCGGTGTGTTCGGGCAGGCCCTACAGGTCTTCGATGACTTTCTCGCATCGGCGCAAGGGCAGTCGGCGCTGATCTCGATCTTCGAGGCGCTGAACCAGGTGGGAGCGGCGTTCGGTACCGTCCTGGCGAACATCGCCCCGGCATTGCCCCCGCTTTTCAGCGGTTTGTCTAGTATTCTCAGTGCGGTTATCCCCCTCCTGGGACCTTTGTCTAAATTGGTCGGTTCTGTCCTAGGTGCGCTTGCGCCCATTCTTGGCGCGGTTGCATCTGCCATTCAGCCGCTCATCGGACCTTTGACAAAAGTGCTTGATCTGCTTGGACCGATCCTTGTTGACGCGATTACGGCGCTTATGCCGATTATCGAGCTACTTGCCGATTTGCTCGGCGGTGTGCTAGGTGTCGCAATTGAGCTAGTTGCATCCGTTTTGGAGGCACTAGCCCCGGTTATCTCTGCTGTACTCGAAGCGCTGCAGCCTTTGATCGAGTCACTAGAACCGCTATTTCAGGTGCTCGGCGTTGTCGCAGATCTGATCGGTACTGTCCTTGGCCCGATCATTCAGGTACTCGGCGCTGGCTTGCTGTGGCTTGTAGATAACGTGATTATCCCGTTTGTGATCCCCGTGA